GCGGTCGTCCTGAAGGCTGCTGAAGACAAACGACGTTCCGCCGGCCTCTGGAATTGCGTCGGTCCCACTCCACACCACCTGGGCCTGGTTGGCTCCTGTCCCGTCGGTCAGCATGGCCGCGTAGATCGCCGGCGTGACTCGCATCTGCCTGGAGATGTCTCCAGACGTCGACTCGTGGGCGATGATCGAGAGAGAGATCTGTGCATTCAAGGGCATCGGTCAGTTCCCCATGACGTAGATTTCGTATTGCGTGTTAGCCGGCCCGCCAATGCGGAGAGTCTCGCCGCCCGCTGACGTCTCAAAACCCGTGGAGTTTGGGCAAGAAAGCATGAACGAGCCCAGCGGCCTGATCGGATACCCGCGAAGGGTTAGGCTGCCCAGGTTCACCATCGGGGAGAAGTTCCACGAAAGTGAGTCCTGGATGAAGTTCCGGAAGTCAGTTCCGTTCCAGCCAGCCGTCAGCGCGATGGTCGCCGTCGTCGACAGGTTCCTGACCATCAGAAACTTGACGACACTGATTCCAGCCTCGGAGGCTAGAAGTACGTCGTTGACTCCTGTGGCCGAGCAAATCCTTCGGTCGCTCCAGACAACTGAACAGTCGCCGACGCCAACCTGGAAAGACAGGGGATGATTCTCGACCGCCGTCGTCAGGCCGCTCTGCGCCGTGCTGGTCGCGTTGATGCTGGCCTGGATCGTGGCGGTGAGGGTCATCGATATCCGCCCCAGCCAGAGGCCGCCAGAAGTGTCTCAAACGTGTGCGGGATGTTCTGAATCTGGAGGTTGGCCGCGGTAATCGGCTCTCGGCTGGAGTACCAGTGGGCCACGAGGAGCAGAATCAGATGCTTGAGCGTGGCCGGCACACTTGTGCCAGCCGCTCCGTACCCTGCCGTCCACCTGACCGTGACGCTGTTTTCGTCGCCTCGAACCGCCGGCCAGACGCTTTCGTAGAGCGGATAGATTCGCCCCGGCGTCGTGTAGGAGTCTGCCTGGAAGGCTGCGGTGCTGGTGATCGTGTTGTTGCTGCCGCCCTCGTCCCGGTAGATGACCGTGACCACGGCGGTAGCCATCGGCGGCCGGGGCAGGGTCAGTTCCCACAGCGGAAAGCAGTCATACCGAGCCTCCCAGACGGTCGTGATCATCGAAACGTCGAGGATGTCCTCAACGTAGATTCTCGCGACCGTGATCAGGGTAGTGAGATAGGTATCGTCATCGCTGATGTCGACGCGGCAGTGCGCCTTGGCCTGTTCCAGAGTGACCGGCTCGACGGCGGGCTCAGTGAAGCGACGAAGGCTTCGATACGGCGTTAGGCCGATCGCGGGCTGCTGCGGCGTCAGGTAGACCAGGCTGCTTCCGATATTCATTTCTGCCTCTTCCTTGGCTTCGTGTCGATTGCCGCCCGCTCTGCCCGCTCTTCGACCATCGCGGTTTCAGTTCGCACCTCGTCAACCTGGGCGATGAGGCCGCGGCCGATCAGGATGCGTGCGGCGCCGTCGCCCCACTCGAACAACTGCCCCGGCTTGTAGCAGGCGAACGCCCGCAGTACCCGTATCTTCATTTTACGAATCCCCAAGCCTTCTCGTGAGGCGTCTGGCTGCTCCAGTATTCGGTCGTGTGCTGCTGAACCTTGCCGGATGGGTCTTCCCTCGACGGCCAGGTGATCATCAGTTCGGCGTGACCGATGGCAATCTGAGTCGCCATGCCCAGCGTGTTGCCGGCCGCGGCCCAAGATTTCCAATAGTGAATGTCTTCATCGATGTGGCCGCCGGAAAACATTCCCTCTTCGTTGGCGTGAGCCAGGAACCACGGCTTCTTCACCTTCTTGAGGGCAGAAGTCTTAAGCAGCGTGCAGCCGAAGTGCGCCGTTTCGACGAGCTGCACAGGCTTCGCAAACCAGTCGTCCTCCACGTTCGCCTTTTCGTCTGGGCTGATTCCAGGCAGGGCGAACATGACTGAGTTGCTCTCCCGCTTCTGCTGGAGCGCCGCGATGGCGTCCACGCCGGAGTAGTAGAGGAGGGTCATCAGGGCGTCGACCGTTCGCGCCGTGAAAATTGAATCGTAATCGATGGTCAGGATGACATCGTAGTCATCGATGACGCTCTCCATGCTCCGCTGGAGACACTGCCCGAAGAAGGCGCCGGTGTGTTTCACCAGCGGAATCTTGTGGGGCGTCAGCGCCTGAGAGACGCAGAAGAAGTTGTCGGTGAAGCCGAGGCGAGGTGTGCTCATAAGAGCCACAACCTTCGCCTCTGCCTCACAGTTTCCGACACGCAGCATCATGGGACGCTCCTTGAAAGGAGCGGGCGCGCTTCCTTGCGCCTTCGTCGGCCCGTCCTGGCCGTCCCGCAGTGAACGGGATTAGCCTCGAACCTGACCGATGACGCCTGCCTGAGCAGCCGTCTCCGGCGAAACCTCGCCACGACCCAGCCGAGCCACGATCGACACGGTAGCCGAAGCACCTGGGGTGTAGGACACCTTCAGGTAGCGCTTCTTGGCCTTCGTGTCGACGTCGAGCTTCAGGATCGAAGCCGAACCGGTCGCAGACGCCGCGATCGCGGGGATCGTGAAGCCACCCGTGCCGCCGCCGACGAGGGCGGTGACGTTCGAGTAGGACGAGTTATCGTCGGACTCCTCGACCTTGATCGCGTTGGCGAACACCGTGCTGGCGTTTGACGCACGCAGCACCGCGATGCTGGCATGGTCATAGCCAATCGTGTCGATCGTCAGCGTGGCGGTCGCGGTCGCACCGACGGCAGCCGTGGGGACGTCACCGACGACCCGATTATTCTGGGCATGGATCATGTTCTAGTTGCTCCTGGTGATCACGAGGCCGCCGACTTGAGGGCGACCACGGGGCCGACCTCGCTCGTCGAGCCGAGGGAGTGGTGGTTGATATCGAAACGCATGGTTCCCTGGAGCAGAACCTGATCAGTGGTTGCGTACACCTGATCGAAGAGACGAACGCTGAAGTCACGCCGCTTGGCGTAGATGCTGGACAGGCCCAGGTTTCCGAAGAGAACCTTAATCTTGCTGGCATCCGCACCGAGGGTGCTGTTCATCACATGCACCATCCGGACGGGGTAGCCCAGGAACGTGTCGCCAGCAGCCGAGCCGATGTCGCCGACGGTGTTGCCACCGGCCGCGTACTTCAGGCGGCTGATGCTCGCAGCGTAGCCGGCCGGAGAGACGTACCAGGCCGCTCCCTGCCGTGCGTACATGGGCAGCTTGCCCATCGCACCCAGGAAGTCCTCGATGTCCAGCGTCTCGAAGCCGGTGTTGCCGCTGGCAGCACCGTGAACGGAGGCCGTATGGCTGCCGTTGTCGATCTTCGACACGATGCCGCGGATACCACCGTATTGGGAAGTTCCATCACCGATCCACCCACAGGTGTCGACGGTGTAGGCCAAAGAAGTGCTAAATTCTTGAGCACAAGCGTCGGCCAGTGACACTACGGCGTCCTCGACCACTTCCGAACTCATGCGGCAAGCAACCGCGAGTTTCTTGGCCGTCAGGCTGACGTTGCCGTAGGTGGGCTCGGATTCAGTTACGCTCGACCCTTCGCCGATGAAGTAGGCCGAGGTGCCGGTGAGCCGCTTGGGAATCACGAGGGTGTCACGCGACATCGAGACGTTCTCGGCAACGCCGGGGAACGTGCCGTAGGTTTCGACGAGACGAATCACGCGGCTGGCGAACTCCTCCGGGACCAGCGAACCGCCGGCCGAGTTGTTGCCCTCGTTGAGAGCGCGGGCCTCGACGCCGTGATCGCGGCACCACCGGAGGTCGTCGGAGTTCTTGAACACCACGCCCCGAATCCAGCGACCGCAGCGGTAAGCCTGCTCGACAGCCTCGGGGCCGTCGTTGAAGGCCCGGAGGGTCGTGTAGTGCGGGTTGACCGCACGAATCTCGACCTTTTTCGGCTCTTCGGCCGGGGCCGCGAGGGGGGCCACGGCGGGGGCGGCCTTCTCGACCACCGCACGCAGTTCGGCCTCCTTCGCAGCGAGCTTGCCCTCGAACTCCAGGTCGGACTTGACCGTGTCGACCTCGTCGGAGAGCCGACGGAGTTCGGAGGTCTGGTCTTCCGAACGCTCGGCCACCGAGGCCAGTTCGTTCATCCGAGCGGCCACTGCCGCGGCACGATCCTGAAGTCGCTTGAGGTTGCTCGCCATGATTGGCCTGCTCCGTATTGAGCCGGCCAGGCGTGCATGTGATGGTGCTCGACGGCCGGCGGGTGTATGTGTCCCGCAAGCACGCCGAGCCTTGAATCCTCAAGGCACTCGCACTGCTCTCGCGACATCCATCGCGAGCGTTATCTCTACTTGTAACTTATCATCCCGGCGGAATGCCGTGCAACGGAGTCAGAAGCATCGCTGCCTTCAGCGATGCGATCTGGCCCAAGAAGTCGGTCGTGTCGGCACTCACCTTGACGGTGATGCTTCGCGCCGCTTCGGCTTCCATCTGCTTCACCTTGCGTGCGGAGAAGTTCTTGGCTGGAGTTCCGCCCCAAAGAAGGTGCGCTACAAATCCTGGCGACTCATCGCCCGGCTTATCCCAGCCGGGCCTGCGATCGACCTCGTGCCTAGCGAACCAGGCATTCATCTCGCGAACCCAATCGGGGTTCATTTCCTCACGGCGGGCCAGGCGGTTGGCACGGGCGACCGTCTCGGGCTTGAGCCCGTCTCCGCTCTTCCCTTCTTCGTGGAGCCGAAGACCTCGTTTCGCCGCAGCCGCCATTCCGGCCGTTGGCTTCAGGCTCACCGCTCGCTCGTCGTCTTCCTCGTAGGTCGGCGTCGGGGCCGGCGAGAGTTCCGACATCATCTTGCCCACGAACAGGTCAGTCTCTTCGCCCTCTTCGTAGATTCGCACCAGGGCCGCCGGATCGTCTGGCATAGCCTCCAGGCTATACTCGGAGTCTGGCTTGCCCAGTGTCCCCTCGGTCATAACGTGCTCGACACAGCCGGTTCCGCCGTCCCATGAGACATGATCACCGACGGCGAAGATGACCGCGGCAGCCCGCTCTTCGACCGGCTCGGCTGGCGGTTGCTCGGCCCGCGCCATGTCCAGAGCCCGCTTGCTGACGTAGGTTTCGGTGGCGAGGTAGGCCGGGGAATCCACCGGGCCGGCGTCCCCCAGGAAGTCGAACTTCCTGATCTCGCGGATCATTCGCCCCTGGTCGTCCTTGTACCAGCGCTCAGAATCGCCCTTCGTGCGGAAGGCGAAGCTCGATCCGCGAACATCCCCTCGGCTGATCAGCTCGACGACGTCGGCGGCGGCCTTGGGCGGCGAGATTTCGTACCGCAGGCCGCGGGCATCGACCGCGAGCTTCATCGTCCCGCTGGAGGTGCGGCCGATCACTCGCTCGTGATTATATTTGCCGAACACGTCTGGGTTCGTTCGCATCACGTCGTCGAACGCGCCCGGCAGGATCCGCTCGTAGAACCCACCTAGGTCTTGCGAATCGGACTGGAACACGGCCGCATAGCCGCGGATGACCGTGCGGCCATTCTCGTCCTCTTTGACTTCGAGGCCCGGCGCCTCGGAGATCATCCGGATTTCGAGTTCGCTCTGTCCGTCCATGTGCTCGTAACCTCCTCGTAAGGCTTCCCGCTGCGATGGCAGTCCAGAAGCATTTCCCTTGATGTG